GGGTGCTGCGTTAATATTAGGGTTGCCTCCTCTGTTAAGAGGGGTTGGAGCAGTAGGTGGTGCCGGCGTAACTTCTCTTGCTCGAACTGATTTTGCTAAAAACATTGCTCAATCAAATGTGCTTAAAGGATTGAGAGAAATGAACTCGCCATTAGGAGGGGTTCAAAAAGCAGATGACCTGACCAAACCTGGGAAGGTTAGAAAGTTGTGGAATAAATACATGACCTTCCAAGGAGAGCTTCCTTCTCGAGCAGTTGCTGAAGCAAAAGCATCTCAGCTTTTTGAAGCTAATTTAGTAGACAATCAACTCGCTAAAAATTTTGATGAAGTAGATCGAGGATTTAAAATCTTATCTAGATCTGGCGCAACAAATAATACTCTTGAAGAAGAAGCAATCGATGCATTAAACAACAGTCTATTTAGCAAGTCTGATGCTGTTAGAGAAAATGGATTGAATTCCCTTAAAGAACTCGATGAAAAAATTGGTTCATTATATAAAGCGACAGACACTAAACGGGTTAGTTTGTTTGATGCTGCAACAAATATTAAAGAGCAGATAAAAGAACAATCAATCATGTTAACAGACCAAACAAAATTAAAATTGTTGGGTGATGATGAGTTCTATCAAAACCTAAGAGAAACAATTAATGCTCAAATGGAATACTATGGTACTCGAGCCTATCGATCGTTAAGAGATCCTGACTATATTCCTAGCGCAGAGAAAACAAGCGCAGCTAAGGATGAGTTAAAGACATTGCTGTTAAAGGAGGGGAGGACTCCTGGTTCAGAGCTTAATGCAGAAATCAATACCATTCTAAGAAACATGCTATCTAGAAAGAACTTCGGCGCAAAGGGAATGGAAACACGCATGCAGTTTGATGAGGATGTGTTGTACTCCGCTGCTCAAGGACCGTTGAAAGGTAAGAAGCTTGATAATCTTCCAGCCGTTAGAGAGTTTTTAGGTGAGTACACTGGAGACTCATTAGTTAGAGCTAAAAAAGCGGATGGTACTTACTACACAACCAATCGACCTCTAGACGAGAGAAAGGAAGGGTTGCTTACCAAGGTTCAGGAAACGATTGAAGGCCAGTCTAAGATCATTACTAAGGGAAGATACTTTAAACGCATCGATGATTTTAACAATGCGCTTCCAGTTAATAGTAAATTTCTAAAAAATGCAGATGAGATCGGTGATGATCTAGCTGACTGGGCTCAGATAGGAAGTGACTCTAAAGGCGATAAGCTAAAGTTTGGTTCATTAAATGGTAAGTGGGCCAGGACAGAGCATGTCAGAGCTTTCCAAGACATACCTGGAATATTTGATAGCTTGTCACAAAATAAATTGTACGCCACCTTGCTGGGAGTTAAAGGAATCTCTCAGATGGCTAAGACGGTTTATAGCCCTATCACTCAAATACGAAACGCAACCACTGCTTCTTTCTTTGCATTGGCTAATGGTAACTTCGGAAGAGGGCAAGACCTCGTTGACTCAGCAAGGCTAGTCTTTAATAACACTTTTGATAAGTATCGACTGTCTGATAAAGCTGGGATTACTGGTCCGAATAGCGGGTTAAATAAAATTGAATTAGATAAAGAGTTTAATGAATACATTGAACTTGGTTTAGTTGACAGTGGTGCTAGGAAGGGTGAGTGGGAAGATCTTATTAAGGATGCTGGAAGTTCTTATCTTGGTAATGCAAAAGTATTTAATCGAAAAATAATTGATCTTGCATCAAGCAGAAAAAGTACTTTTGCTAATAAGCTTTATCAGGGATCAGATGATGTATGGAAGATCTATAGCTACAAGATGGAAAAAGGCAGACTAGAAGCTATATTAAAAGCAGATCCTAATGCCAAGATCCCTGCAACTGATGTTAGAAATATAACTGACTTTGGTTTAGATGTAGACGTAAGACAACTTGATGATGAAGCTAAGGAGCTATTCTTAAAAAGAGAAGCTACAGCAATTGTTAAAGACACGGTGCCTAACTATTCTCGCGTACCATTACTCATTCAAAACATTAGAAGAATACCTATAGTTGGAAACTTCATTGCTTTCCCTGCTGAAATATTGCGTACTGGATCTAACATATTGGGAAGGTCAGTTAAAGAGCTTGCTAGCGAATCAGCAGCAGTAAGATCGGTCGGGATGAGAAGACTTGTTGGTCTTAGCGCGGTGACTGGCGGTCTTAACACAGGACTTTATGGGGCAGGACTTGCCCTTACTGGTGTAGATAATGAACAGGTCAATGCATACAAGCGTTCTTTTGCAGCGCCTTGGGACCGAAACAGTGTATTGATTCCTGTTGGTTCAGATAAAGATGGAAACATTACTGAGCTTTATAACTTCTCATACACTAACCCATACGATTATTTGAAGCGTCCAATTAGTGGATTATGGAATGCAGTTAACAATGGTGTTACTTCAGAACAAGAGCTTGGGGAAATAACACTTAATGCACTTACTGAATCTACTAGTGAGTTCTTTTCACCATTCTTTGGTGAAGCTATGGTCGCTGAAAAAACTTTTGACATATTAAGAAATCGAACTCAATTCGATCGGCCAATTGTTAATGAAGCGGATCCGTTTAATCTTAAATTTGCTAAACGATTTGCTCATGTTGCTGAAGCATTAACACCTGGTGTATCACCTGGAGAGTTTGCTGCTAGTACAGATACAATTCTTTCTGGCACTGGAATCCCTCTGGTTGAATATGTTGATTTCAATTTCAAAGACTTTCCAAAATCTGTTGGACTTGCTTTCGGTATGGATCCCTCAAGTCTAAGAAACAGAAGAGGGGAAAGATTAAACACCGCTGGTACTTTTGCAGAATCATTAAGCGGATTAAAAGTATTAAAACCTCAGATAGAAAACACCTTGTATTATCGAGGCGTTGAAGCATCCGATAATGTTAGACAGGCAGCTAGAATATTCAACACTGTCGCTAGAAGTCGTAGCCCTAAGAGTGCAGAGGACATGACCAAAGCATATGTTCTAAGTAACGAGCAAAGATTTAAAGCACTGAGAGATCTTTCAATGGCTATTGAAGATGCTCGAGCTCTTGGGTTAAGTGATTCTGAAATAGCTAAACCATTGAAAAGAGCTAAGACACCTAAGTATGAAAAGGTAATGCGAGGACAGTTTGTTCCTTTCTTCCCATCAAAAGAAACGATTTTACAAGCGCAACAAGAAACCGCAATGAAGGCAGCTAACCCAATTGATATGTCCATGATCACATCTGAGGCATCTCAAATGTATGGACAAAAATTCCCAGACACAGCGCCTAATCAAATACCAAGGATCACCACCTCTACTGACTCTAGTTTGTTTGAGGCACCTGAACCCATTAAACTTCCAAGTCGTAAGTCAATGTTCAATCGACAGTCAGATGATGCATTAAGACAGATTGAAATAAACAAGTTAATGGGGATACGTTGACCCTCAAAAGAAAGTCCAAATACAAAGCGATCAAAGTTGAATACGATGGCATTGTATTTGATTCCAAACTGGAAGGCGCTCGATACAAGATCCTCAAAGCATTAGAGAACAGTGGCCACATTACTGACCTAGAAGTACAAACTCCTTACGAATGCTGGGTAGAAGGAACTAAGATATGCAAGTACATTGCTGACTTCCGATACAAAGTAAATGGCGAGACAGTAGTAGAGGATACCAAGGGCGTTCTCACGCAAGTCTTTAGACTAAAGAAAAAACTAGTGGAAGCCCTGTACCCTGGAACGGTAATAGTAATAGTAAAAAACCCAAGAGCAGAAGTGATCCCCGCAAAGACAGCTTAAAACGGAATGGTCGCTTCATCCTTAACTTCGACATACGTTCCATCAAACTCATTTTTAATTGGCTCCATGGTTTCAATAAGCTCTATATCAAATCCAGTCTTAGATAACTCACGCATCTCACAACTACTATAACGATACTCTCCTCGTTTGCTTGATATCACATTAAAGATCTTAATAATTCCAGATCGATAAGCAATCTCATCTTCAGTGCTTTCATCAGGCAGATGATCAGCATTAACCAATCCTGGTATCCACAGGTGGTCATCACATCCAGCCCGTTGATCTTCATCAGTTAGTGCTTTCTTTCTACGGGAGCAGTACCAGGTAGCGCCATGACTTTCTACAACAGGATTTGAATTTCTACAATTGCGACAGTTAACAGATTGTGGTAAGCGTCTTTTAAAATAAACGTCCTGATATAAAGAGCTTTCATTCTTCATGCGCCAATCACTTTCAGACCTCGAGGGAGGAGGAGGT